CTATTTGTTTAATTAAGCGATCCAAGTAATACCGGCACTTCTTCAGGTCAGTCAGGCTGCCCTCAACTGAGGTTGCTTTGTATGGAAAACGCCAAAGGTACTTGAATGCGTTTTGCCAGCAGTAGGCTGCGTGGGGGAGCATCTGAGTACCCTCGGCCATTGCTGCCATCGCATCGATACACTCAATAGAACTGCTATTATAATGAGGCGGCTGATTTACTGGGTCAGGAGCCGATTGCCATGATCCATGCGGCGGAATTTCACCCCACTTAGTCATCAGTTAATCCTTTTTTTATTAATAGGGACCACTTTGGAGTCCTTAATTGCATCAATAAGCTCTTCATCTGGCTCGAATGCGATGCTGTCTTCATCACGGTATTCAGCCATTTCTGATATATTACCGATAGACGCTAGGCCTTCAGGACTTGCATGAACAAAGAACTCTAACCCTTTGAGCATCAACAAGAGATAGTCTGAAGATTGCTCGTCCATATCTTCGCTTACATTAGCCATAGCGACAGTCAATGGAGAGCCTTCTTCAGACAGGGTGACACAGATAGATATGCTATCTTCAGGAAGATCTGCTGCATTCATTTTTTAAGCCTCTTAGTTAAGTTGAAAAAGTGATCCGCATCTACGATTGCCAAAGGCTTGCGCTGATCAGCTTTAATAATTGCCAATGGGGTTGCCCCTTTAGGACAATTGGCTGTGGCCTGATCCATCACTTTGTAGATTGCGTTTGCCTTGTTGTTTTTGCATTCCACGGAGTAAGGAAAGAGGCGTCTAGCAGCAGGCGAAAGCAACAGATCTTCACCATTTGATCCCATCGATGTTGAGCGGATGTCACCATCTTCAAGTTTAGGAAAAAGTAGGTATAATTTATCTCTGACCCATTGCTGCAGGCGTCTGCCTTTTGCCTTCGCAGATTGAGGCGTTATAGCCACTTCGGTTTCTCTAGGATCGTATAATCACCCCAGCCTGTCCCGTAGTTTACCTCTTCTTCTGCCCTTGCAATTACTGCTAATGTTTTATGTAATTCCGTCATGGCCCATTTCATTACTTCTGGCCCCATGACATGAAGGTGGGAAATGTACGGAGCTTGTTTTTCACACGCAATAAAATTAAATTCAGTTATGTCATAACCAGCAAGCTGACAGGTATATACATAATGAGCGCCCTGTAAAAAATAGCCATATTTTACGCATTCGGACATAAAACCTTTTGGACTAGCGTCTTGCGTAGTCTTCACGTCATAAACGGTATTTTCAGACTCAATCATTAAATCTGGGCGTGTTTTTAATAACAAACCAGAGATCGGGTCTTGGGCCATTATACTAATTTCGTTTATTCTATCAGGGTGATTTAACGCCTTAGAACAAACAGGATTACTCAATGCACCTCTAGTGATACAATTAGCTACGTTAAACTCCACCTCAGTCAAAAGGACTTGGTCTTTGGTTAACTTTTCTTTCATAGCTTTAAATTCAGCACTGGCCTTAGTTTTTGGGCCTTTGATCACTAAATTTTTATCTTTTTCGAGGAGATTGGCATGAACGGCATTACCCATAGCAAAAGCCGCTGACTGAACAATTTTCTGCCCCTTCCAGTGTGCTAATGACTTTTTGTATACCGCTTTGACAGCACTAGAGGAGATACCATCGATTGAATGGTACTGCTCGTTAGACATATCATCCCTAATAGTAACCTGATGGGAAATTGTCTCTGCTTTTTTTACAGCACTCATACTCATGCTACTTCTTCAAAGTCAGCGTCTAGGCTGTCACCGAGTGCTTCCAAAGCAGCATTATCTATTGAGCCTTCAGACAACGCCTTAAAATACTTATCATCGATGTATTTATGTTCTGCACGGATACTATCGCCAAAGACCTTCATTGTCTCACGCACTTCTTTCGTGAGATCCAGAACGGTATCTAAATCGGGTGTATAACCAAAGGTATACCAAACCACTGATCCGTTTTCATTGTAGATCGAATGTAGTTTAGCCTGGTAGTTGTATACCGCTGAACCTTTCGGAAGAGCTTTAATAAAGTCGTTGTAAAAACCGCCGTAGGTGGAGTTTTTATGGAACATTATGCACGGTTCGTTCTCAATAACGACTTCCGTTCCATCTTCTTTTTTACCAGTATAACTGACTAGTCCACGGATAACCCGGTGTTGCATGGAGCGCCACTTCTTGGCTTCGTCATATTCCATTTCCTTGCGATAATCCCAGGACGGCATACCACAGGCGATACCGCCACGCATGTCACGGGCTTCATCCTTGTAAGGATTTTTAACCGCTAAAGATTTATTTATGAGGGTTCGCTTGCCATCAACCTCATCCCAATGAAAATACTGGACTAGGTTCGACACTGGCCTAAACGTAACTGTCTCAGCATACACAGGATCATCTGTGCCTGTGAGATAGAAGCTTCCTTCTGGAATAGGCTTCTTAGTAATTTTATTTCTAGATTTTGCATTGATACGCAACTCAGGAACACGGACGATGGATGAGTCTCCACCTTTATTCGGTATGTCTGTACCTAGAATGTCGGCTAGTTCTGCCATCTCGACAGCATCAATTGTAGTTAGATCGCTCATTGCGGATCCTTTCTTAGGTGAACTTATATTGTGGCACAACTAAGTGGCACTAGTCAATCAAATTCTACCTGATCAAGCCAGTTTTTCCCGCCAGTAATTTCGATTTCTAATGGTAGAGCAAACGTGTAATCCCAACGCTGCTCGGCTTCGCCAATAGCACCAACCATAGCCCATTTAAGAGCATCTTTCACTTGATCAATCTCAGTGGGAAATACATCAGCTACCAAGCTATCGTGGACTGTCAGCACCAGTTTTGATTTAAGTTTTAATTCCTTAAACTTTCTGAAAGCACGAATGCAGGAGATCATCATCAAGTCAGCGGCGGCGGATTGAACAGGGTAATTAACGATCTGGGTATAGAAGGTAGTACGACCACCTCGTAGCCTGGTCACGTCCGGCCAGAAGAACTGTCGGCCACTTGGTATCTGCACTATTCCGTTTTTAAGGACGCCGTCTGCTAGTCTCTTATGATATGCAGCAAGACCCTCATATATACTGAAAAATTCCTTAAAGTATGTCTGTATATGTTCTGCCTCATTCATACCTCTTCCGCCATAAATGGGGCTGAAAGAATATTTTTTCGACTGTGTACGTTGGTCTTTAGTAACTACAGATGGATCACACTGATAGATGATTGAAGCAGTCTGCTTATGCAGATCCTTACCTGTTTTAACATCCGATATTATCTGGGCATCCCTGCTTAACTCACCACAAATGACAAATTCAGCAGAACTGAAATCAGCTTCGATCACAGTCCCGTTTTCAAAGCGACTGACAACTGCCCGTCTAACGGGGAAGCCACGCTTTGGAGCGTTCTGCATGTTAGGGGCAGTACTACTAAGCCTGCCAGTAGCAGTGACGCACTGAGTGAACTGGGTATGTAAAATACCGTCAGACCTAGTCCATGTTTCAAAGCCTTTGACGAATGAATCTAGATATACATTGACCGCACTAAGGCGGCTACTTTTTGTAAGAAACTCCACCGCTATCGTGTTGCCCTTGGCTTCAGCTTGGCTGATCAGTCGCTGGATGGTTACCTTGTCTGTTTTGAACCCGTTTATAGATGCATCACCAGGTGAGGATGGGTTTAGCCGCAGTCCTGCAGTCAGACCATTAGGTCTATAGAAAGCCCCTACCCCATGACACGCTGGGCATTTGGATAGGTTTTTGTAAGGATCCCCTTGAACACGGTATTTCTTTTTAAGTTTGGTAATGGTCTTCTGTTTATACTTTTGTATATACGCACGGCCATCACAAGCGGTACAACAGACCACATCTGTGCGTTGTATAATCTTTGTGGTTGCACGAACTGCAGCATTAAACTCACTTCTTTTCATGCGAGGCGGATACAAAGGCTTGCCTGTAGGCCCTACCCCAATGTTCCAAACCTGCTGATGATCAGCCCGGTCTATTACTTCCCTGCTGTAGACAACTTTGGTCATGTCAGCGCCGGATGCTAGGTTGATGATAGTATCACCCATGACGCTTTCAACTATCTGATCAAGACGTGTCTTTAATACCTTTTGCTCTTGCTCATACTCAGTCTTAATGCCGCCAAGGACATCCATATCAACCTTGATACCGTTGCGCTCAATCTCAACCAGAAACAAAAGCATTTCATTCATCATGGTTACTGTTTCCACCAGAGAAGCATTACTCTCTTTGGTGTAGTCTTCTTGCTGCGCTACATAGATTTCAGCACAGGAGATTACATCTGCCTCGGCATATTCAATAACAGTCTCAAGTGGCATGGCTTCAAAACCAGTGCCGGACTTAAACAGATCATCAACCAGGTCTGACTTCTTGCGGGTAACATCCCGGCGTTCCGCTGTGGCTTTCAGTGATAGCTTTTGCCTCTGACCTCTGGCGAGAATATACTCACCAACCATAGTACAGTAGACTACTTCTGGTATTTCAAAGCCCATTTCTAACAACCACATCACATCAAACTTTGCGTTGTGGCAGACCAATACATCAGCTTCTTTCAAGGCTGCTCGTAAGCTATCAGGGCTGTCTGGTGTTTCTTTTTCATTATGAAAGAAGATTAAGTTATTTACATAATCAACTGTTGTACCAATAATAAAGCCAAAGTGTGCGGATACGCATCTATTCTCTGGGTGAAACGGGCTATTGTCGATCTTACCCATTAACATCTTTACTGTTGTCTCAAGGTCCAGGCTTAGAACCTTCATTATTTTCTACCGTAGAAGTGGGTGGAATAAGAAACATCATGGCGGTCAAATAAGTACCAACAGGCGTTGTCTTTGCCTGCGGTCTTGTCGAACCACTTCACCCTACCAATGCTCACAATCTTACGAAGCCGTGGCAGAAAAGGAGTAGACTGCCTGGTATGTATCCAATCGCTATCGAACAACAGCCAGGTAGGTCTGATGTCTGAGAAAATGGTAATCATTGGATGCAGGATGGAACGCTCCCACGGTGGGTTTGTTATGATAAGATCAGCACCACCAATATCTTTTTCTTCCAATGTCAGGGCATCAAGCCTGTCCATATTAATCGCTTGGGGTTCTAGATCATACGCAGTGGTGCAGCGTAGACCGATATTGACTAAGCTTCTAATAAGCGCACCATCACCCGCACAAGGTTCACAGAAGCTGTCCACGTCTTGAATGAATGGTATTAAAGGCTCAACAGCTTCCACAGGCGTCCGGTAGAAGTCACGAGGATTTCTTTCAAAGTTAGATCGTTTACCCATTATTCTACATACCTGCTGATTTCTGGTTCAATGTTGCAGATCACGCAGCCGTGGTAGCCTGACAGCTTGTTCTTGCTGACGTTGAGGAAACGGGTGTGGTCTGGGTTATCGTCCTCTGAGGTGCTATACTTAGCGACACCGATTATGAGGTCTGCTTCTGCTGCCTTGCCGGTCTTGGAGCCTTCAAGCATACTGAAGTCGATACGTGTCTTACCTTCTGCATCTGCAGAGGCTTGGCTGATGCCTAGCAAGGCACAATCATGCCGTTTGGCTAATTCACGAAGGGAGCGATATAATTCACGAATGCGCTCATGGCTGGCATTGTATGTGCCAGAGATCGTAACTTTATCAGCTTGGTCAATAACGATTAAATCAGGCTTTATCTTCTCACAGTAGCCATTGATCGTATCCAAATCCCATTCTTGGATGTCTTTCATAATCAGGCGGTCTTTAATCGATAGATACTTAGACGTAGCTAAATCAGGATTGTCAGCGATCTGCTCACGGGTCATGCCACTACAAGCAGCAATAGCTCGTAGCTTTGTGCGAGTGGATTTCTCTTCATTACATAGATACAGGATCTTTGCGCCCTGCTGGGCGAAGCCGCCGGGGGCTGCACATAAGCTGATAGCCAATGCTGACTTACCAGTTTCAGGACGGGCGAATATGATACCGAACTCTGAAGGGCCGATGCCGTAGACATGCCTGGACAGTGTTTCAATGTTGAACTTCCAGCGGTTTTCATCTGAGGTTTCTGCTAATAGTTCGTAAATATCGTCAGTCGTTGGCTCACCAAAGTTGTCCGGCATGTAGCCGTCCTTAGTGCGCTCAAGCAATGACTGCAGGCGGGTCATAGCTCCCAGGTCACCCTCAGACATGTTAATGCCAAGATTGGCTATGTCCCTGCCCACCTCACGCCGCCACAGGCTTTCAATTACATCAACTGCTACGTCAGGAGTGATTGGATCACTGTATTTCAGTAGGTCAACGGTATCTCTAAACTCATTGATCTCGGATGTTGTGGCGATGGGATTGTTGCATAACCAGATTGAGTACAAATCATCAGCGGTTATGTCCTTTTCGTATTTATTATGTGCGTCACTTAGCAAGTCGTATAAAATTGCTGAATCGTCTGAAAAGATAGATTTTCGTAAGCGGCTCTTACTAATTAAGTAAGTGTCATTATTAAGTAAAGTTTTTAGTAGCGGTATCTCCATAGCTATCGCCCTTCCTGTGCATTGTTAAGTGGCACAGTAATAAACGGTTTCAGGAATAAAAAAAGCCCCTATCTTTCGATAGAGGCCATTTAATTACATATGTGTTTTAAAACAGTACGTTAGCTATTTCTAAACTTCATAGATTTTATATCAGGTGTTTGATCGCCACGGCGTTCTTTTAGGTCTACCTGATGAAAAACAACACGCTTGTTGTTCTTAACGATAGAAGCAATAGCATCCTGTAATTTGGTTTGTTCTTCAGCAGCTTCTAAAAAACTACCTTCGATGTCATAATCGATGACTACAATGCCTCGGCATTTCATGTGATGTTCCTTCGTATACATTTTGAATGTATGCAGCGTTAACTGCACTTACTTAGTGATTATGTTTAAGTAAATACGATATGTGGGCCTGACCTAGCCGTGTTGCACCAGTTCGTAACTGAGATTCCAAAAAAACCAGCGCTAAATACTCCAGAAGAGTGGTAAGCTCTGCTAGATTCTCTGTTTACCCAATACTTTTGGTACATAACTCGCACCGAGCTAGTCTTTTTAATACTTAAATTTCGTGTCGCTCTCTTGCACGAAAAATTTACATCTAGACTTCGTTCGTCATTTTTTATTTTAAGAGAAATTACCATTTGATAATGTTCCTTTTACGTTCGGCTGACCCAGTTGTTGATCTCACGGAGATGCCATCTAGGACGCCAATTGATAGACTAAGATTGCATCTGTTTTGATTTGTAATCGTCCACATAGGCGCAGTACTTGGCGGACCTACTTTTAAAATAGTCCCTCTGTACACTTGTGCCGAGTTATTGATCGGATGATCGACAACATTATTAAATATGTTTAACATTAGATATCCCCCCCTAAGTTATTATTTCCAAAATCTTCTCGGCAGTCAGATACTTTAG